CTGCCGCGATTTCATCCGCATTGACCGCGCTCGCCAGCGCATTCGCTTCGGTGGCAAAATCCGGGAGGGCCGCAAGGAAGGTGTCTGCGCGGCTCGCAAAATTCGCTGGATCATCTCGCGTTGGCGGCGTGGGGAGTGCGGTGATAGTCATTTTATGTTAACCCTTCAATTTCAATCCGACACAACGAGCGTGTCGGATAAGCAACGTCAATCGAAAAATCACGATAGAACCCATAAACAATCAGCGGCGCATAATCCGTTTCATCCGACCCTATGTACACCGAAGGCACCGCCCTTACATCCGCGAGGAGCCGTTGAACAGTGCGCAACGATGTATTATCGAGCAAGAACGATGCGCTCATTCGGCGGCTGAAGGCTCGCTCGACGAAAGTTGTAATGCCAGTGGTCGGATCGGTTTGTTTGAGCGAGTAATCGATAATGCCGATGGTTGCGCCTTGCTCGGTGCCGTATTGACCGAGCGCAGATTCGATCCCATACAAAAATTCTCCGATACCCACCGCGCCCGAACTGGTAACGGTGACGGAGATTTCCGCTGTTAAATACAGCGGCAAACCGGTCACCACCAACTCGGTTAGCGGCTCGAATGGGGAGAAAAAATACTTGTACCAATCGTCAATTGTCGCGGTGCTGGCTTCGAGTTGATAAGTTTGATTGAACAACGGAGGGCTCGCACCACCATCCGTCACAACCACTTGAACCTCGGTGCCGACGAGGCCCAAAAGGGCGATCGAGTCAACAAAATTCGGCGAGGGCGCAATCGTAATCGTCAGCGAGTTTGTCGAGGTGGTAACGGTTGAAATTTGCCGATCAAAAGCCGCGCACTTATTACAAACCCCCAAGTCAGTCCATTTCGTTGCGTCGGTGCCCGGAGTGGAAGTGTTCGTGTTGACGAGCGAGATCCAGATGTGATAAACGCTGTAAGACCCATAACTGACCGGGTACAGCACTTTGGCGTCTTTTGAATACGACGAGCCGCTTGTCCAAAGCGCAGTCGGCTCTGGAGCGTTGTTGAAAACGACCATCGATGGGTCATAGGGCGCTGGCTTAATCAGTTTCATGCGGCCACCGTCTCGAGCGGTTGATCTGCGTCGGTCTTAACCGTTAGCCCACGCACATCCCAGTTGTCTTGGAGCCGCGCCATTTTCGATGTGTTAATCGCTGTGGAGCGTGTTTCGGCTCGCATCATCGTCACCTCGTCGCGCAGCGATCGAATTTCAGCCGCCACCACATTCTCCCCGCCAATCGCCGGGTTGTATTGCCTCGGAACAATCGCCTCGCCCTTATGGATCATCGCAACCATATCCTGCGGCACAAAGTTTGTCCCTGTGGCAAACCCCGCAACTGTTTCGCCGCCCATCTCAAGTGCGCCAGCCCCCGAGCCCTGAGTTGCTCCGGGCGATGATCCTCTTGCGCGGCCAAACGCGACATTTTGCGCATCGACAAGCGCAAACTGCAGCTCAGACATAAACTGCGACCAAGCTTGATCAGCTGTTAATGTCTCGCTGTAATTCCATGGCCCTGAAACTTCATCGCCGAAGTTTTGCCCATTGCTTAATGTGCCGCCAACATATGTTCCGCCCTTCCCATTTTTTGAGCTTTCGAGTCCAAATGATAATGTTTGAACTTTCAATCCGCTGCCTTGTTCTGCTAGCGCATTATTGATCATTTGAGCATAATTTTCAACTTGACTTCGGATCGCTTCAGGTTGGATTTCGCCCCCTGACGGGCCACCTTCAAAATTCAAGCCTGACCCTGGAGCCCAAGAGTAACGCCCACCAGCTCGTGTTTCGCCGCCATCCAACGCTTTTGTTAGCAGATACGCTCCCGCTAACACTGCCGCTACCGGAGCCGCCGCCGCGAGCGCACCGCCCAATGAACTAGCCGCGCCACCTGCTGCGGCCGCCGCGCCAGCCCCTTCGCCCAAAACTGCCAGCCCACCTAATTCAGCCGCGCCACCTGCTGCAAAACTTGTAGCAGCCGCCCCAGCCCCGCCAGCCCCGCCAGCCGCGATCGCCGCCCCAGCCCCGCCAGCCGCAGCCGCGCCTCCACCGGCCGCAACGATCGGCGCAGCCGCCGATCCGCCCAAGCCGATCGAGCTCATAACCGACCCAACCACGCTTCGGATCGCAGACGTAATCGGCGAGGTGAGGGCGGTGATTCCTTGTGCGATTGCGTCCATGAAAGGTTTAATGATCGATTCAGCGACAAAGGCCTTGAATCGATTGCGCATCACATCGAGCAAATTCTCAAAAAACCCTTTCCCGCTCTCAAACCCCCGCATCAGGGCATCCGTTAGCCCTTTGCTCAGCTCTTCGGTGGTTTTCTTCCATTCGGTGGCCGAGTCCTTTGCGATTTGAACGTGGATGCCCTCTTGTTTAAGGCCTGCAAGCGTGCGCAACCGCTCGGCTTGTAATCGGTATTGCTCGGCTGTCTCTGCGTCGAAATCGGCTTCGATCGCTAACTGAGCCGCGCGATCCATCGACATGGCCTTTTCTTCCAACTTCGCGATTTCCAACAATTTGATCGCAGTGGCGCTCGCCCCATACATCTCGTTGGCTTCGGATTGCTTGATAATTTCCGCATCGAGCGCAATTGTGCTCTTGCCCAACTCGGTAATCTGGGAGGAGCGTGTCCGTTGATAAGTGGCGAGGGTTATGTCTGAGGCCTTCATCGCGGCGCTCAAATCCTTTTCCGAGATCATCTGATTCAACATCTCGGCAACTTCCGCCTTGCGCTCGTCGGTCATCGTGCCGAGCGCACCCGAGTATTGCTCGAGGATTTTGAGGGCGGCTTTTTGTCCTTCGGTAAGCGTAGACAATGCGCCAGTTTCGGAGGAGGTTTGCGCGATGTTGGAGCGGATCGCCTCGGTCAATTTTGTGTATTGCTTTTCTTGCTCTTCGGCGGCTTTTTTCGCTTCGGCCCGTTTTGTGGCCTCATCCTCGAGGGCGATATTGGCGCGCAATATCTCGACAATCTCGAGCTTTCGGGCCTCGGTCAATTTGAGCGAGCCATTTTGAATCTGGATCATCACGTCCAGCGCCGTTTTTTGCGCGGTGGTGAGCTTGCCGTTGTTGGCTTCCTCGAGTAGCAATTCGGCATTTGCTTCGCGCAACTTGCCGATCAACTTTTGATAGGCTTCCTCTTGCTTTTCGATTTCCTTGACTTGCTCTTTTGTAAGGGCAACTGCGCGCTCTTGAGCTGGGGATGCGTTGGCCTCCATGAAGGCCGCGCGTTGTTGCTCGGATTCATACACGCCCTTCGTTGCGGCTTCGGCGGCTTTGTTCGCTGCGACCATATTTGAGATCGCATTCACAGCTGGGATCGCCGCCGCCGTGACAGCCATAATCGCGAGTGCCACCGGATTGGCCGCAAAAGCCGCCGACAACGCTACAACCCCAGCCGTCAACGCCCCAACGGCAGCCGTAATCGCTGGCAGAGCCGCGATCAGAGCGCCGCCGGTAAATATGCCTGCCCACACGAGCAACTGCGTCCTATTCGCCTGTATTGCGGCCCCGAGGGCCACAACGCCGTTGCCCATGGACTCGACCCCCGAGGTGAGCAACTTCACCGACCCAATCAGTGCATCCCCGAACAGGCCTTGCGAGATTTTGAGAAAAGTTTGATTCCATGTGTCGCCGAGATTGCTTATGGCCCCGTCCAACGTCTTGGCTCGTGTTTCCATCGCCCCGGCAAAATCCACTTCGCCAATCCGCCGCAAATACCCTTCGATCTCAGCAGCATTCTTCCCAATCGTTTCACTAACACCCCGGAAAGTCAGCGTGACGCGATCGCCCTCGGAGCTGGCCTTGATGCCGAACTCTTTGAGCCGCTCGAACTCCCCGGTTGCTGCGTCGGCCACTGCCTCGATCATTTGGTTGAGGCTCTTGCCCATTGCGCTTGCGGTGTTCCCGTAACTGCGCAACGCTTCCTCGCTCGGATCGAGCCCCATTGCTTTGAGCTTTGTGAAGGCTCCGGTGACTTCCGATAGGCTGTATGGGGTGTTGGCCGCGAAGGTTTTGATCCACGCGAAATTCATCTCAGCCGCCCGGGCCGATCCGGTCACAGTGATCAAACTAGAATTCAGAACATCAAACTCGCGCTGAACCTCGATCACTTTGCCGACAAATTGCTGAATCGAGAACCCCGCAACAAACGCTGTCAGCGTATTGCTCGCGGCCTTGATCGATTTTTCCACCGAGCCCATCGAATCCTCGACAGTGCTCTGGACCTTTTTCATGTCCTGTTGCAAACGAACGATGTTTGCGGCCATCTCAATCGTCAATGTGCCAACTGTGTTCATCGTTTGCGTGCCTGTAACATTGCCTTAAATTGGTTGGTGATTTTTGCGCTTACAACACCCCGATCAAACACATTCACTGGATCCCCATATGGCGGCGGACAATCCGGCTTTTCACTCGCCGCAAGTTGCTCCAAGTATGCCCGAGACATTTGACGCAAAATGCCAAACTCCCAAGGTTGTAACTCTACACCTGTGCCGCGCGTCCAAGCGTCAATTTCCGCCGCCCCCAGCGGCACATAACCATTGGCCCCGCTGCTACACATCCCAAGGTCCAACCAATACCCCAACAAATACTCTTCGCCATCGAGCCGAGGATACAGCGGTGTTCCGCCGCGAGCGATAATGTCTTGGGCTCGTGTGCGGCTTTCGCGCTGTTTTTCGGCCACAGCAGTTTTGCTTGTATCCCGAGGCACAGAACTAAACCAAGCAACCTGCCGCGCATAAGTTGTTAGGCCTTCGCTGATGGCTGCGTAAAATTTGACCAATCGCCGATCGCTTTGTTTACTTGTTCAGAGATAAAACCGATCGACGCATCCAGATAGGCTTGTTTGAACATCTCGGAGCCTGTGAAATCCTTGTACACGAAATTGTTAAAAGACACCGTGCACGATGCTAAAAACTCAGCATCTAATTCCCTCTGCTCGTTGTCTTTCATTTTCTTCCCGCCCTTTTTAACAAATTCTAGCACTGCGCGATTTCGCACACTTTGCGCTTGCTGGAACTTGCGCGAGCCTGGGCCATAGACCGTAATGCTGAGCGGCTTCCCTTCATCATTCAGCAACGAGTCCCCATCCGGGGTTTCGAGCTCAATAATGGAGGTTTCATTGACAGCCAACTTCGATATATCAAACATAACATTTACCTTTCGCGGGTGGTTGCCCGTGTCCTCGACCCGTTGACCCCGCGAAAGGTCAGGCGAGCCGAGGATCGGTGCTGGGTGCGCCTCTTGTGGAGGCTTTAGGCGGCGAGCGATTCTACAATCCCAACGCCAGCCGAATTCACCGTCAACTCGAGCGTACAAGTGGCGGTGGTGATCGAATCGACCGAACCAACATTCACCTTCCAAGTCATTACCTTGGCGCGAAAATAATATTTGTCGCCGTTTTGTGTGGTGACCTTGAATGAATAATCATTGTCGGACAGAGCTGCGGCCTTCATGATAATTTGGCCGGCATCGTCGGTGTCTAACCCGAGCGTCAACGCCATCGAACCCTCGTTGAACGAGCCCTTGAATTTTTGCGTGCCGCGAGTGCCAACTGGGTTATGGGTCACGAGCGCAAATTCGCGGCCAAACTCGCCCATGTCGGTGATTTCGCCGACGAGAGCCGGAGCCGGGGATGCGCTGAACAGCGTGTTGTACCCCGAAGCATCATAAGTGCCGGGAGCGGAGGATGTGACCCGGAGGGTGGAGCCTGCTGAGGTTGCTACGGTCATGATCAATTTCCTTTACAAAATCGGTTAGTGCTATTCATAATAGCGCAGCATGTAATCGGCTGGCTGCGTCCATATGCCCAAATCGTTGTCCTTTTCGACTAGGCCAATCACGCCGAGCCGACAACTGATGATTGTTTTTCCGGCGATAGTGATATTATGCTTAAAATCCAAAAGCGTGCGCAAAGCACTATGAATGCTTTTCACTGTGGCTATGTCTTTGGCCAGAGGGTTCAACTGCACCCGGGCCATCGCCTCTTGCGGCTCGGTGGCGTAATTCAGGTGCGGCCTCGGGGTTGTGGTCACGACCTCGTACACCAACGCTGGATAAGCGGTGCCTTGGGGCAACTGGCTTAAGGCTCGACGCGAGCCGACGAGAGCGGTGATGGTTGCGTCGGCGAGCCAAGTTGAGATGATTTGTTCTGCGCTCATGACATCGTCCAAATCTTTTGCGCTTCGGCAATTATTCGATCGTGAATGTATTTTTGCATCGTTGCGATCGCCTCCCGCTGATACCCATCAAACGAGCGGCGCATGAATGCGATGGGCCGAATGCCTTTGTGGATGACGTTGTTTCGGGCGATGCGCTTGGAGCTGCCGCGAGGCGTGAATGCGAGGGCTCGTTTTTGCTTTACAACTTTCCCGTCTTTGGTTGCGCCGATTCGATATGGCGCCCGAACGGATCTGCCGCCGCCAGTGTAATAAGATGCGGTGCCGAACTCGAGCATGTGAGCATAGAACGCTTTTGCATCCCCCGCTCGCACCGTCGCAACCCCAACCCCATAGCGCACGTTTGTCGCACTTTTGATTGATCGGTACAAATCGCGGCTCTCGATCGGCACAAGGGCTCGGGCCTGATCCCGAAAAACATTCACCCCTGCCCGTAGACCGCCGCGCATAATGTTGCGCTCAAATCGCACCGGGAACTCTTGCAGCGCCGCATACAACTCGGACAACCCGGTGACCTCGTATTCAAGTGCCATCGATCGAGCCCTCGGTGCACGTGAACACGAGTTGTTTGTTGTCCTCGTCGGTGTTTGCTACGGAAACAATATTGAAAATCCTCGACCCATACACGATGCGCCATGCGCTAACGGTTTGCGGCGGCAGGAGTGCCGCCGAATAACGGGTTGTGATTTTGTATAATGTTTCCGAATTCATAACCATCGCTTGGAGCGATTCTTTTGATCGGAGGGATTGGATTTGAGCCCATACGGTTGCGACCGTTTGCCACGCGTCTGTGCGCTGGCCATAGGCGTCCAAACTCGTGCTAGGGCGCTGGACGGTTATGCGCTGATTGAGCCGCCCGATCCTCATACACCCATCTTTATTCTGTACGGCATTAACAGGTATTCCGTGGCCATTGGCATCGCCGTTACCACATTCCCAATGTTTACTGATTCGCGATTCTCATACAAATGCCCGATCAGCATTAGCATTCCGCGCTCGATCGCGATCGGCACATTGTACATCGTTGGGCTCCCCGCGCCCATCCCCACGGTCATTGTGATTGTGATCGCGTTGAGGCGGCTTTTCGTGGCTGGCCAAGGCTCAGTCGGTTGCAGCCGGGCTGGCCGGTCATACGGGTCAAGCAAATATTTCGATGAGCTCAATGTTTGCGTCGCACCCAACTCGTCTACATAGGTGATTGAATCGATCGACCGCACAGGCCATACACCCAAATCGATTTCATCTTCTGGGAACTCATCGAGCACCAGCAAATAGGTTTGCTCCACGATGGCGAGCCCGGTGAAGGCCTCGGCGCTTTCCCGCGCCGCAGTGATCAACGCTGTTACAAGTGAATCGTCCGGGTGCGAGGGCGGCGAGCCGCTTGTGTCTAGCCGCAGATGCGCCCGGGCTTGGGCTAGTGTGATTGGCTCGCCAGACTCATCGTTCATCGCGATCAATTTTTGCGCCGAAGTCATTTTTGCTTCCCAACCATAAAGTAATGATGCGCAGCGCCTTCGCCAACCCATGATCGAAGCACGCTGCCATCTCGATCCAGCTCGCCATGAAATCGCCGATCATGCCCCGAGCCAATCCCGGTGCGGCCCGGCAACCCTTTCATTCCAATGACGCTTCGGCCATAGAATAGTCTGCCCTGCTTGTATTTTTGATAAAGCAAAATGTCATAAAACTCGGCTTGCTTTTCCACGATCCTTCGGAACAGCTCGAGTGCATCGCCGCGCATCGCAGTGGAACAAAGGCTCGAGTGATGTAGATTGAGCATGTTGCGGTAACGCCGCGAGGACAAATGATAATAATGCGCGGTGATTTCGCCTACTAAGCAAGCCGTTGTCAGCTCGTGCGCAACCGTCTCAAGCCAATCCGGTTTGTACCAATCGTCATCCTCGATTATGACGAGGGCTTCTTTGCTTTCGATTTGCTCGAGCCCATATCGGAGATTGGCGCCTTGGGTATTTTCGCCCGGTGACCAAAATGGGCGGCGGCGATGAACCTCGATGAACCAATTCTCGCGGCTCATCGTGATCGGTTGTGCCTCTGGGCCATCGTCCACAATAACCCAACGCACCGGGCCGTCATACGTCTGTGCCCACATCCATCGCTCACACAATGCGAAGGCCTCCGGGCGAGCCCCCGTTGTGGTCAGGAGAGTTAACCGCTGCAACATTCGATCGCTTCCTCGAGCGTCATGCGCTCGAAACAATCCAGCGCTGTTTCGCGGCTCGCGTTAATTACCCTGACGCCCTCTTGTTTCAAATCCCGCGCCAAGGCCGGAAACTTTGCACGCCACATGTCGTAGGGTTGATGTTGACTGAGGGATGGAGGGTGTTGCCCGAACCAATGTGCTTCGCCTTTAGGAGATGCGCCACAATCGAATCCGAGCAAAATGATTGTTGCCGCGCCCCACAAGTACGCTAAGTTGATTGCTTGATAGCCGGAGTTGCCGCCTTGATGAATGACGTCATTTCGACCGAGCCCAGGCAAATTCTCGCTCCCAATCCGATTCAATCCGAACTTTTTTGCTGCCCACTCGTCTTGCGTCCAGAGCTCACCTTGGAATCCGCTTTGGGTGACGGTTTGGTGGTGGACTTTCCACCATCCTCCATCGCAGGCGTATAGGGCTGTTGCGTGCCGCGCGAGCCGATAGGTGTCATTGATCGCGATGGCTTTAAGATCGGTTTGAGCGGCACATTCAATGTCGGCAGCGTTGAGGCTTGGTCCGCTGGCAAAGACAAAGACAGTGTGCCCCCACCACCGAGCTGCTGCGCGGTTTGCCTTGGGCTGATGGCCACTGTCGGATAAGGGTTTACAATTTTGATCAATCCGACCGATTCCAACTGATCAGCCAAGATCGATGGGAGCCGCAGCACTTGTTTCCTTGATACGCTGCCAATCCGGGTGTCGCTGAAGTGCGACAACGCGATTGCTTCAACAATTTCCATTTTGTACCTTTCGCGGGTCGATTGGTGCCGCCTCGGCCTTGTAGGGTGAGGAGCGCCATTGAGAGTAACAAAAAGCCGCGCGTTGCGCCTCGTCTGGGAATGTTCGCCGCGACTCCGCGTCACCCATACAGCGTGACATGAAATCGGGCTGGCTTTCGTTTGGACGAGGCGCAGGCATGATTAGAACGTGCCCTTGATAAAGGCGGCTGGGCGATACACCGTCAATGCCAGGCGCTCTTCGGCGAGGAGCGTTGCCATGTTTTTCTTGAAGTTGTCGCCATCTTCATATGAAATTTGCACAGCAGCGTCCATCCGATCCCAAACTTGAGCGCCCATCATAAACGCACCAACCAAGAACGTCCCAGAGGCGATCGAGTTGGTTGCGACGATGCGCTTGCCCCACAGCTGCGGGCCTGCCATAACCATGGGGTTGGCCATGATGTAGGTGCCGTCTGTGGCCTTTGTCAGCTCGATCGCTTCCCAATCAGCCGGGTTGATCACGATAGCGTCCACCGGATACTCGGCCAAAGCGGCTTGCGTGATCGCTTTGCGCAGCGTGTCGATGTCGGTGTCGCCCGTTGCGCCGCGATTGTAAGCGGTGAAGTTGCCCGAGGTGAGCAAGCCGGAGATATTCCCAGATGCGCCCGAGCCGTTCAACAACTGATCCTCTTCCTCGAGTTTCAAACCGTAGGTGAGGCGGCCATTGATGTAGCTTTGGAGCTGTGGGGCATCGTCCAACACTTGACGGCTGACCGGGATAAAGTGCGCAAGGGTAACAACCGGAGCATTGGCCAGCGTGAAAGTGATACCGGATTCAGGCTTGGTAACATTCTCGCGGTTGGGGCTTGAGTACTGGGGGCCAGCACTATTCGTGAACACATTTTCCTTGGTGTACTGCACAAGGTTAGATGCGGTTTGTCCGGTGGGCATTAGATCGCGGATCGTGAGAACGCGATTTGGGTTGGTAATGATCCCGGGAACACGCATATCGGGAACGAGCGGTTGATTTTGCCCGGTGGCATTCACAATCGCCGTTTTCACTTCGAGCCGCGCAAACTTGCTGCGCCCACCGGCCATCGACAAAAATGATTCGGATTTGACAAACTGCTCGCCGATCGACTCTTCAGAACGGGTGCCTTGCTCGTGGCCAGCCGCGACTTTGCGCTCGAGCTCAAGGCATTTATCCGTCAGCTCAGCAGACTTAGTGGCGAGCTTTTCAATAGCGGCTTTGGTCTCGGCTTCGATGCGCTTGGTGGATTCGATTTCGCCATTGGCCTTTTCCATCCATGACTTGAGCTCACGCGAAGCATCAAGCAATCGGGTTTGGGTATCGGCGAGAGCTTTGATTTCAGATATATCAGACATGATTCAATTCCTTCAAATAGATTGAGACAAGATAAGGTTTGCCACAATTTGCCGCTGCAGATCCTCTGGCAACTCGATCGCTCCGGGCTCGCCCCGATCCGATTGCTTAGCCAAAATGCGCTTCATCCGGCCAACTGTGGCTGTGGCCAATCCGCGCGAAAACCCTGCTGCATCACGCAGAAAGGCCTCAAACTGTTTAATGTCTTCGATGTTATCCAGGGCGGATTTTACGCTGCTCAAATCCACACGCGCCATTTCATCTGCAGGGAATGTAACAATCGAAACCTCGGGCAACTCGGCAACCTCTTTGATCACCCGAACCATTGTGCCGTCCTCGGCTTTGATCATCTCATAATCGCCAATTCTGAATCCGATCGACAACCCGTCCACGGTGCCGTGGAGGAGGGCGGCTTTGATCACGTCTGCCTCGGGGTTGCCGCGAGTCAATTCACCCTCGACAACTAGCCCCTTTTCATCCTCGTACATCTTTGTCCATTTCCCCACAGGCACATTCCAGCTGCGGTGGTTAACGAACATCTTAGGCATCCCCATCATTCCCCGCTCAACCCCCTCGATCACATCGCTGTAGGCTCCGCGCTCGATTCGATCGTTGTATGAGTCCAGCCCATCGAACACGCTCGCATAGCCCTTGAACGAGCCGCGCTCTTCAGACATGAATTTGAACTCTACATCTGCCAATGCGATTTGCTTATGACCGCTCATTTTGCTTCCTTTATCAATCTTTGTCAGCGTGGACAACTTATGCCCCACGCGCCTATCGGTGGGCTCGTACCCATCTGCCGTTTGTCGGTAGACTCGAATGAGCGCCGCCGGGTCATCCTCGGTGCCGGTGATCGTGAAAGAGGAGTCAGGCACACTAATCGACCCATCACGCTCGATCCGCTCGACTTCGCCGCGAGCGGTGCCACCGGATGAATTCCAGCGTACAAAATCGCCGACCTTGATTTCACCCGGCTTGGCTTTTTTCGATTGGATTTTGTCCCATTCGCGGTTGGCCCAAGATTTCCCCGGATCACCGCCCCATAACGCCCATGCGATCCGCCCCGCGCTCGGGTATCCATCTTGCCCCGGGTAAAACCCGGAGCCCTTTTTGTCGACCTCGTGCCGAGCGAAATATGAAACCATCCGGCCAATCGTGCTGTCGGAGAGGTCTGCGCGGTTGATAATGTCGCGAGCCCGAGCCACCCCAACCGCTGTGCCGCCGCGCTTGTATTCCTCGCGCCAATCGAGCCCACGTTGCGCCTCGTCGGCCATTGCGCTAGTTGGTACTGGCATTTTGCGCTCCGGGTAATTGATCGAGCGGCGCTAGATTCAGCTGCACCGTTAGCATGTCGCCGCCATCTCGCGGCGGCAAGTTTTCCATCTGACGCCATTCGTTGCGGGTCATTAGCCCGTTTTGAACCGCTGTCCCAGCCGCCTCGAGGCGATCGCGGAATGAGCCGCGCAGAATCGCATCGAGCGAGAATTCAGCTGCGAACCGTTGCCGCTGGCCAACCGTTAGCACGCGGCGATCGATCGCTTGCTCGAGGGATTCGAGCATTGGTCGGAGCCGAAACTTGTAAAACCCTTCGATCAGTTGTTCGATCCCGGTGCCCCAAGTGGTTGTCTTGGCCGTATCGTTGATCATCACGCTCGGTATCCCAAACCACCGCGCAACATCCTCCACCGCAAATCTCCGGGTATCGAGTAGCTGCATATCGGCTGGCGAGAGCGAAAGCGGCTCGAACTTCGCACCGGCCTCGAGCACTAACAAATCATCGTTGTTCCCCTCGACCAATCCGCTGTAATTCTCACGGATTTTCTCGCGCTGCTCTTTGGTAAGCAACTTATCGATCAGGAGCACTCCGGGCCTTTTGCCGCTCTTCCTGTAACTGGTTTCGGTGTGGTTTTGTGCCGAGATGGCCACGCCGACCGAGGAGCGCATGAAATCGAGCCGCGACATCCCGATCACGCCGTTGCCTTTGTCGCGCCAATGGAAAATCGACCGCTCATCATACACCGTCACAACGCCATCGTAACTGTACTCATACGTGATCGAGCGATCCGGCAACACCTTCACCTGAACTTGATCCGAGGCGAGCGGCCACATCTCGATCACCTCCCCCGCGCCATCCCGGATCAGCCGCGCATAAGCATTCCCGCGCAGCAAATAATTCATAACCATGAATTGCCAGAACTCCACCGGAGTGTGCCGCCGATTGGGGTTGTCGTGGAGGAGCGTCCACAACTTGGTGTCTCGAGCCAGTTGTTTGTGACCGTCCGGGCCGGGTTGTCGCTCGTACACAAAAAGCGGCAGCGAGGCGATATTGTCGGCGAGCAACTCGATCGATGCCCAAACCGCAGACACCTGCATCGCCCCATCGATCCCGTAATCCTTGTTGGTGTCGTAGACCTTGGTAAAGGGCTCGCCATATTGCGTGCCGTCTTGTTGGCCGGTGGAGCCGATCGCGCCGAACCAACGCCGCAGTGATTGAAAAATCGTGGCCATTGATTCCCTTTATAGCGCCATAACCAATGGCGCATTAACAAATCCATCCATATCGCCGCTCGCCTCACTCGAGGCCGCACGAGCCGCGATCCCCATCGCCATCGCAAACGCCACCGCCCCGTCGATCCGGCCTGTGGCTTTGGCTTTGTTCAACTTGCGATTTCCCGCTGGATCCTTTTCGATGCGCGCATTCGCCATACACATCGTCAATACCGGATGCGCGCCGTGCGCAACTTGTCCGTTGAGCAGCGCCCCTTCCAATGTATCGATTGCGGGTGCCATGTCTTTGAACCCTTGGCCAAATGGGAACAGCGGCAATTCTGCTCCAATTCGCTCAAATTCCTTCAAAAGCAAATCCATCCTCCACCGATCAAACGCAATTCCCGCTAACCGAGGCATGTCGCCGAGGGCGGCGCTGATGTCGAGGGCCACTGACTCGTAATCGATGCTGGCGCTCGGGGTGGTGCGGATCAGACCTTGATCGGCCCAAATGTCGTATGGTGCGCGATCCCTCCGGGCTCGCTCTTTCAATCCTTCGGCTGGCGTCCAAAATACCGGCTTCACGTGCCACCGCCCCTCCCACCAACTCACCAACACGAGCGCCGTGAGGTCATTCCGCCCCGACAAATCCAACCCCCCATACACAACCCCCTCTTCAAACGCTTCCTCGAGCGGAGCCGCCGCGCACCGGGTCCAGGTGCTCTTCGATATGAAGGGCGCCACTGACTCGATCCGCTGATTCAAGATCAAGTTTCGGAATGTGGGCTCGAATGAGGGCATTCGCGATGCCCGAGCGGCTTGTTCTTCGATGTCTCGGAGCGATCGAAACTTGCCCAGCGCAGGGTTAGCCGCCGCCCATGCCGCGCGATCCTCTAGGGCGCATTCTGCGGGTGCAGCGTAGAGGTGCGACACAATCCTCGGGTCACCGCTCGTCGCCGCATCGTCCAGCCACATACTGAACAAATCCCCATCGTTGGGCGCTTGTGTCGAGATGGCCAGCAAAATCGCATCCTCGTATGCGCCTTGCGAGGTGATGATCGCGTCCACGAAATCGCTCTGTGGGCCGCGCACCTGCCCCACTTCGTCCAAAATCGCAAGCACCGGGCTCTTGCCGTGAGCGGTGCGCCCCTCGGCACTGATCGCTTGGTATTCGACGTTGCGGGTGAGGCCGATTAGTTTTTTGAGCGATGGAACGGCTCGGATCACTTTGCTTAGATCGGCTGAGAGCGAAACCGTTTTGGACGCATAGTTGTAGACCTCGGCGGCTTGTTCCTTGGACATTGCCCCGGAGATAATCCGGGAGTTGAGCCGCGCCTCGGGCCCAGCGATGTGGGCGAGGAGAATGAAGGCGATTGTGGCTGTTTTGGCATTCTTCCGCGCAATCGACAAATAACCTCGACGAGTGCCGCGAGGGTTGTCATAGATGGCGAGGATGAATTTGCGCTGAAAGGGCTCGAGCCGAACAGGCTTGCCGAGCAAATCCCCTTCAGGCACAACGCAGTAACGCTCGATGAACGCGCAGACCCTCTCGCCGCGCGTCAACTTATGTCGCGAGGAGCTCATCGTCATCCGCCACCTCAGCCAACGCTCGCTCGGCTTGTCGCTGGAGGTTGCGCGCCTTGACCAAATCCTCTTTTCGATCGCCTGTGGACGAGCCCGAGATGCGCAACGATCGCATCAACGCCAGTTGCCGCCGCGAGAGTTGCTCGAGCACGCTGTGCCGAGGGTTCATGATTTGGGTGCCGCGTTGATTCTCGATCACGCTTCCCTCCGCTTCGAGCGCGAGCGATTCGGCCTCGATGTCCGATTGGCATCGGGCGAGTTGGGCCGCCGCGATCAAATCTGCGTCAGTCCACTCGTCGCGTGTCCTCGCTCGCATAATCGCTTCCCAAAAGGGTTTGTCCGCATCGCGCAACCTCACGTGCGATGGGATCGGCGGGAGCGGTTGCGCCGCCGCGATCATCGCCCGAACGGCGGCTGTGGCGGTGTTGGCTTGGGTTTTCTTTGGCTTGGCCATTTTTCAAAAATTCCTTTTCATTT